CGTTGGTTAAAATGTTCTCGTTGGGAATGTCAAAATAGAATTCCAGCTTCTCGGGCAAAGCACCTTGACTGCGAAACCATGCCTTGAGAGTAGTGTCAATATCAGTTACCAACAACTGATAGAGTTTTTGTTTGAATACGGGCAAGCGTTGCGCTCTGTTGTCTTTCTTACCTACCCTAGCAATAAAGCTGTCTAGATCCTGTCGCACTTTGAATGTGCCACTCTTGTCCGAAATGTCAAGGATCTGTATCTGATTGCAGAAGTCAGCAAATGTAGGCTTCGGAAGAGTAAACAGCGATAAGAAATCTTGCTCTGTGAAAATTAATTGTTTCATGTTTGTATATTATAGTTAATTATCTGCAAGATGTCAATGTCAAAATAATAGGCTCCGAAGAGCCTATCATCAAATAGTCAAACTATTTAGGCAGGCTGAATGTTGCTAGCCTGTGCGCCTTTCATACCTTGAGTTACTTCAAACCTTACACTCTGTCCTTCTTGTAAGCTCTTGAAGCCACTCGAATTAATCTGTGAAAAGTGTGCAAATAAGTCTGCGCCACCGTCGTCGGGAGTAATGAAACCAAAACCTTTGGCATCGTTAAACCACTTTACTTTTCCTGTTACCATTATGTTACTTTTTCCTGTTATGTTAAATTTTCTGTGTGTGTAAATTTTTAAAGTCTTACTAGGACTTCTTGATACTGTCCATTGATTACCATAATCTGTTTACGGTAAGCAAAGCCGTTGATATAAACTATATCGCTTGGCTGCTGAACAATAACTGGTTGTTGAACAATCACCGGGTCTGGGCGAGTGGCAGCATATACAACTGCTCCTCCAATTAGTGCCGGAATTATCCAATTATTGCCTCGGGCATGATGGTGGTGGTGATGGTGATGTTGAGGACCTTGCCAGCCATGCCCACGAATCATGCTATTACTAGTATGTTGTGCATTAGCGCCAAATGCTGTTAGAGCGATAGCCAAACCAATCAAGACCTTTTTCATAACCTTCTCCTTAGAGCCTGTATACATTTAACGCCTTAGACTACTGTTTTGTTGACAGTAATTTGGAATGAAGGATCATATTTTCAGTTACCAATTTGGTAATAGTTGACAACAGGATCAATCGATCTGCATCAGTAATTACTTCTTTGTCAAACTGTTCCAAAATACTAGAACCAATCATAGCCATTGCTTGTTCTTTACCATCTTTGAAAACGCCCCAATCAAATGGGTCGCCTTCTTCGTGTGCAAAGGCAATGTCGACTAGCTCTTCCAAACTTATTTTAGCCATCCAATTTTCTCATTGTTCAGTTTGCGTCTTTCGTGTTCCTCTACTGAACCAGGAAAGCGCCAAGCCCAAACGGCCACTAGGCACATAAAGGCTGCTGTGTACATTATACCACGAACAGGTACTGCTGTCAACCACATGATAATCAAACTAGAGCTCATCATGGCCAACATGAAGTATTTCATTTTGGTTGGAAATACACTGCGCTCATTCCAGTTGGTTAGGAACGGGCCAAACAGTTTGTGATTGTATATCCATTTGTGCATACGCTCACTGCCCTTGCTAAAACAATAGGCAGCAAACACCACAAAGATGCTGTAAGGTAAACCCGGAGTAATAACTCCTAGGTAGGCCATTCCTAGGCTAAGAAAGCCTAGCGTTGTCCAAAGTATTTTTTTGGTCTTGTTCATGTTAACCTGCAAACACGCTAGAACTGCCCGAGGTAATGATGTTATCACCTGTGTATAAATCCCCAATTCGAGCAAGATTTCTAAAATTAGCAAACACTGTGCCCGAAGCCGCAGTAATCGCACTGCCGTCTGGGCCACAACCTGCTGCATTATGTGCTGCTACTGCATCACCTAATCTAACTACTCCGACTCCATTGACCAGCACATCACCTGAGCAGGCCGCAGTGGCAGTTCCGACTGGGTTGGGACAGTTTTTACCCGATCCTGTTTTGCTAAAAACACTGTCTGTTCCGTTTCCTCTGGCTACTGGTGGCATCAGTACTTCCCCTTTTTTAATAAATCGTTAAAATAGGCCAACGACGGTTCGTATTTCCAAAATATATTTTGTTGGATACTTGCCTTGACTGTGTCTCCTATTATAGGTACAGCAGCCGTTGGATTCTCATCGTATTTAACTGTAAAACTATATGTTACAGTTTCTAAGTTTTTAGACGGCTTAGCCCATTTAACTATGGTATCCCAGTCTTCGGTGTTTGTTGGAGATAGATTGCGTTCACTTTTGTCTGCAAACAAAAAACGAAATACTTCATCTTTAAATACATTGACCGGCTTGCCTTTTACATTCACAGTATCAGTTCCCTTCACTGTAAAGGTCAGTCCTTCAACTGCCGGAGCAGTATCAACTTTTACTTCTAGAATAGGAGCAGTGTCTTCTTCTTCTTTGTAAGTGAATACAATATCAAACTCTACTTCTTCAGCATTTAAAATGCTAGGCAAGAAAGTAGGAACAGCTTCTCCCACAGGGGCAGTATCTCCTGGTACACTTCCAGGTACGCCCTTTATAGGTGAAGCTGTCATGATCACTGGCATATTATCTCAGTGCAATGCCGGTGGTGCTTTGAATAAACTGATCAGCAAATTCTTTGTCAGTGGCTTCAATAACTACCACTGTGCCTTTGCTGATTTTTATATCTTTGTCTGGACTAACAGTAAACAAGTAAGGCATTAGACCTGGACCTTTTGGACCCATACCAATAACCTGTGGATGACTCAACTTGTAATGCATAGGACCGTCGTCTACCAGCTTGGCAACAATCTCTTCTCCACTAGTCAGTTTAAGTGTAACAACTTCACCGGCAGTAACGCCTTTATCAATTAACATTTTCTAACCTTTTCTTTAGTTCTGTAAATCCGCCCACTAGTTCTTCGCCTAGAAAAATCTGTGGTACTGTTCTTGCTGTAGGCACAGCTTCTAGTAATTCTTCTTTTGTGTATCCGTCTCCAATTTTCTTTTCTTCAAACTGGATACCTTTTTGTTTTAATAGCGCCTTTGCTTGATCGCAATAGGGGCAGTTGTATTTGCTCCATACAATGGCTTTCATTTCATTTCCTTTGTGTCATAAGTCTGTTGGAAGATGTCTTTCTTCACAGCGCCGTAGTCGCCTTCGCCGTGTCTAACAATAACATCATTGCCTTTTGTGTATTCTAGATTGCCCCAACTGGTATGTAGAACACCATCGTGGTCAGCTAGTTTAGCATACTTGACAATCTTTTTTGGTGTAGCAGTGTGTTCGTCTTCGATATCATATTTGTCTTCGAAAGACTCTGGACTAACTGGATACTTTTCGCCCTTGGGGCCTGTGATAATTTTATGGCCGGCTTCGTATCTTACCGGACCTTCTAGTGTGTCAATAGTGCCACTATCAGTAGCAGTATCGTAGTGAATGGGTTTAGCCAGCTTGAAGGTATTAAAGGCACCGTCCTTGAACCAACTGTCGTTGATTTTACCTTCGATGAGGTTTATATATTCTCTTAGTGTTTTCATTTTAACTTGAATAGATTACAGCACCGTTTTTGTCAACAACTCTAACTAATAGTGCTCCTTTAGACTTTCGAGCCAAAGCTGCTGCAATAGCAGCTTGCTCGTTGCCAAAGTTGCCTATTGTGGTCCAAGACTCATAGGGGCTTTTGGTTTTGAATTGTGCTTTATACATGGTTTATTATATAGCTGGAAGCTCGTCGTAGTCAAGATTTTCTCCCATCACGCCTAGCACATAGTTGGTGCTTTCGTTTTCTTGCAGGGCAGTCTGCTTCTTGCTGGTATCGCTGTGTTTGTTGAACCAAGGAATTGGCGTGCTCTTTGGAGCACTACCTTGATACTTGATGCCAATTTGTTTGAGTGCATCAACTGCTGTGAAGTCAACAAAGTCACGCAAGATATTTGCGTTCAATCCGATAACCGGACCCATTTTGAATAGATAGGTAGCCCACTCTTTTTCTTCACGGATCACATCCATATACAGGGCATAAACTTCTTGTTCACATTCTGCTCTAGCTTCAACAAAGCGAGGATCTTCTTTGATTACTTGATTAATCAAGTAGGCAGTCCAGCCTTTGTGTAGTAGTTCGTCTTGTAGAATCAAGCTGATGATGTTGCCATTGCCGATAAAGATCTTGTTTTCTACCATGGCCAGACTGGTAGCAAACGATACCATGAAGCGGAATGCCTCAAGAGCATAGCTGGCATGTAGTGCTAGCCAAATTGCCTTAATGTGTTCTTTCTCTGCGACTTCCAAGCCAAGTTCTTTGCGGCAATTGATTTGATGTAGTGCATCATAGTACTTGCCTACTGAACTAGCCATGCCAACAATTTCTGCTGTATCATGAATGGTGTTAAAAACATCCTTGGGCACATTGTAGATGTTGCGAATGATATGACTGTAGCTCTTTGAGTGAATGTTGGTTTCGAAGAAGCCCCAGTTATACATCAGTGCTTCAACTTCCGGTAAACTACACACCGGAGTAAACACCTGTGTTGGACCGCGGCCTTGTAAGCTGTCTAGTGCTGTCTGTCTTAACAAGTTACTGGTAAAGATATGTTTGACCGCATCGCTCGCTTCCTTGAAGTCGTTTGAGTCTTTGGTCAAACTCACTTCTTCTGGTTGCCAAAAGAAGCCCCGAGCAGTTGCATCAAAGTCTGCTATCTTTTTATACTTAACTTCTTCAAAGCGTTGAATAGTAACTGGACCTGCTGGGTCAAGAAACATCTTGCGATTTAGATAGTCTGTCTTTGTGTTTAAATTGTATTGTTGTTTTGACATTTTAATATTTTCCTGATGCAAGTACTATCTTGCAAATGTGTTCTAATCTTTCTATATGCTCATAGGCACGCCATGGGCTAGTGTCGATAGCAACTACTCCGTGACCTTTGATGCCCACAATGTCGTAGGCAATGTTTCCTTCTTTATCTAATTGTAACATCTTATGGCACTGATCCGCAAGCTCTTGACTGATAGGAGGAACATCTCCTACATTAGGTGCTACCTTTGTGTAACGATTGAGTTCTGGAAATGCTGAACTAATTGTGCTGAGATCAATTCCGGCATGCATGGCCGCAATACAGTAAGTAGGATGCACATGGACAACGACTCTCACATCGTCCTTATGCTGTCCCATTTCTTTTTGTAGGCCAAAGTGCAATGGTAGTTCACCACTGGGCTTTAGGTTAGCACTGATATCACTGTAAGGAAGGTCAATAGCAACAGGCATAGTGTGACTGCCTTGGCTGATACCAATCTTTTTAAACTGATCAGGTTGTAGAGTTTGCTTACGCACACCGCTTGGTGTAATATAAAAATGATCACGGTCGTGGTGACGAATTGATACATTACCATCACGACTAGTAATCCAATTACGCTTGTAAGCGTCTACCATTATATCACATATTGTCTCTAACATTATCCTATATCCTAAAACTTTCTCCACAACCACAACGATCTCGTTCGTTGGGATTGTTAAATTCAAATCCTTCGTTGAGTCCGTTACGCACCCAATCCATTGTTAACCCATTTAGATATGCTAGGCTTTTAGCATCTACTAGAACAACAAAATCTTTTTGAGCAAAGTTAGTTACACCGTGTTCAGCTTCATACTTATCCACATATTCTATTGTGTAGGCTAGGCCACTACAGCCTGTAGTACGGACTCCTATTCGAATGCCTACACCTCGACCGCGGCGATCTAAATTCTGTTTGATCTTTTTATACGCTGTGTCGGTTACGGTAATCATTTACTGCCGCCTTGATAGCATCTTCTGCTAGAATTGAACAATGTATCTTAACTGGAGGTAGGGCTAGTTCTTCGGCAATTTGGGAGTTTTTGATTGATCCTGCTTGGTCAAGTGTTTTTCCTTTGACCCACTCTGTGACAAGGCTCGAACTCGCGATAGCCGATCCGCAGCCGTACGTTTTAAATTTTGCATCTGTAATAAGACCTGTATCATTGTCTACCTTTATCTGTAATTTCATCACATCGCCACATGCAGGTGCACCAACCATGCCTGTACCTACAGTAGGATCGTCTTTGGCAAATGAGCCTACATTGCGTGGATTCTCGTAATGGTCAATCACTTTATCAGAATAGGCCATTTATATGCTCCCAGTTCATAATTGTCCATTGATTTTTTAAGTATGATTTCTTGTCTGCTTGATAGTCTAATGCCCATGCATGTTCCCACCAATCCACTAACACTACAATGTCTTTCTTAATCTCATGGTTCACAATGATTTTAATTTTGCCGTCACGGGCAAGATAAACCCAACCACTGCCTTGTATTGTCATTGCTTCTTTTAAGAACGCTTCTTTAAAACCAGTAAATGTGGTGTAATGTTTTTCAATTAACTCTAGAACCTTACCTGTTGGGGTGTTACCATCACTAGGTTTTTGATATTGTTGAAACAGGATGTTATGTAAGAATACTCCAGCCTCGTTGAACTCTGGATCACCTTCGCCTGCATTGTATCGCTTGGCATAGGTCTTGGCTAGTGTGTCGTAATGATAATCAATTGTATCCCGCGATATAGCAGGACTTAAATCTTTAGGTCCGTAGGGCAAGTCTTCAATTTTTAATTTATCTGGCTTACCTTCTCGTAAGATGGTATTCCTAATAAAGCCGTAGTTCATAACTTGCAGGCCTCGCAGTCTTCTCCGTCTTCGATTAATTCTCTTTCATTGTAGAAGCCGTTGTAGTGTACTTCAGGAGTTGGTTCAGCCATGGCCTTACTACCTGCCTTGTTGATCAGGCTGTAGTAGAATGTCTTCAATCCCCACATGTGTGCCTGCATCAAGTTCTTAGCAATCAGCGTTGTAGGCACTCTGCGATCAGGGAAGTAGGCTGGATTATAAAATGTGTTTGTTGAGATACTTTGATCAATGTAAGCTGCAATAACTGCACTGGTCTTAATATAACCGTCACAGTCTTTTTGTTCCCACATCAACTGATATTTGTTCTTGAGTTTATTATATTCAGGAACAACCTGTGTCAATGAACCTGCTTTTGATTCTTTGGTGCTAATCAAACTCATAGGCATTTCTATGCCGTTAGTACTGTTTATAACAACACTTGAGCTTTCAACCGGAGCAACTGCCATCTGGGTGGCATTGCGAACACCATACTGTTTCATATTGGTGCGTAGTGTTTCCCAATCTAGTTCCGGAGTAAAGTCTGCTAGTTCGTTAACACCCTTAGCTCTAGTTTCCCAGGGGAATATGCCTTGACCGTATCGGGTATGTGAGCTATGCTGACAAGCACCTCTTTCTTTGGCCAGTTCAACTGTGGCTTCTGTTAGATAGTAGGCTTGATGTTCCATCCATGTCTTAACTTCGCCTAATGCATCTTTCTCGCCATACTTTAAACTGCGCTTGGCATGCCAATAGGCCAAATTGGTAATGCCAATACCCAGTGGGCGTATCTCGTCGTTACTCAACTTGCTCTGTATCGACAAGAAGTCTTGGTAATCAAGAATGTTATTCAGGCTACGATGTAGAATCCTACAGGCCCTACGCATATCCTCTGGGTTCCGGAACGCTCCCCAGTTGATAGATCCCAGTGTACATAACGCTATGCGTCCATCCTCGTCGTCTAATCTCTTAAATGAACGGGTGGGTAATAGAATCTCACAACACAGATTGCTTTGATAAATCGTGTGATACTCAGGATCAAATGGTCCTTGGTTCATTACATTATCAATGAATACAAGATAGATTCGACCTGTGTCTGTGCGCTCCTTCAGAATACCACTCTTGAAAACTTCCTCAGCTGACATGGTCTTTTTGCGAAGATCCTTGCGCTTTTCATATTTTACATACAGCTCTTCAAACAATGCGGTGTTCTTGTAAAATGCTTCGTACAAGTCTGGCACTTCATTGGGGTCAAAGAATGTTATTTCCTCTTTGTTTTTAAAGCGTCTCCAGAAGAAGGCGGATAGGACCACACCGTAGTCCATGTGTCGGACTCGAGTTTCTTCTGTACCTTGATTGTTCTTAAGCACAATAAGGTCATCAAACTGATGATGCCAAATTGGATAAAACACTGTAGCTGATGCATTGCGGATACCACCTTGTGAACATGATCGTAGGTCACCGAACCATTTCTTCAAGAAGGGAATCATGCCAGTGTGCATGATCTCACCACCTCTGATGGGAGAGCCTAGTGGGCGTAGACGACCAATTTCTAAACCAATGCCAGCTCGCTTGCTGGCATACTTGGCCATCATTTCTCCACTGGCGAAAATACTGTCCAAATCATCATCCGAGCGAATAAGCACACAACTACTAAACTGCTTAGTAGGGGTACCAAGCCCTGCCAACACTGGTGTAGCCAATGTGAAAAGGCCGTCGCTGGCTGCGTTGTAGTATTC